CGCCCAGGCCCCCGTGCCGGTGTCAGTCATCCGTATGCTGGAACTGATGCTGGAGAAGAAGGAGAAGGCCGCATGAGCGATACTGAAAAATCTGGAGAAGAAATCTTCATGTTCTCTTGTGCCATAACTGAACAGGTGGCCAAGATAGCTGTGAAAAGAGGCTTTGACCCCGCCGCGATCACCCTGATCATGGCGCAGGCGCTGGCCATGGCAATTGAAACAAACGGTAAGCCGGGCCACAAAAAGAAGATCGCCGCCGACATGGCGGCTGTCGTGGCAGCCTATCCACCCATCGACAACGACACACCATGCTGTGAGGCAATCCACTGATGAGCAACGAAACCGAATGGGGCTACTGGCTAGACCAGCCCGGCGGCACCTGGATCATGCTGCCCAAGCTCCCACTGATCCGGGCTGGCTTCAACAACCCGCCCTTCAGCGTCACCCGGCCTGACGGCAAAGTGCTGAACGTGGTGGAGCGGCCAGAACCCCCAAAATAAACCCCCAAAAACAGCATAGCGCACATATTTCAGGGGTTTTATGTGCGCTATATTTCTCAACGAAATCAACCACATAAAAAATAGATGCACTTTTTCTGAAGATTTTTGTCAAATTGTGCTTGCGGTGTTTGTCGCATATCGCTACAAGATCGCTCAGGCAATCGCGCCGCAAAACGGAGATATTGAGATGACCTTCAACTTCGCAAACCACATCGGCTACTCTGACGTAAACCCCTACGAAATCGTGCGCCGCGTCAGCGACCGCACCATCGAAATCCGCGAAATGAACGCAGAACGCTCCAATCCCGCCGAAGACATGGGCTTCCAGCCCGGCGGCTTCGTGGGCCACTTCTCCGACCAGCATAAGCAGGAATGGACCATCACCAGCAACCCAGAAGCCCGCACAATCCGCATCCGCCTGCAAAAGGATGGCAAGTGGCGCTGCAAGCATGGCGAGCGCTATGCCCTGGCCGTGAAGCCGGTTAAATTTTACGATTACAACTTCTGAGGAGGAACAGATTATGCAAAAGACCGGCAAGCTTGTGACCAAGGATGAATTCTACTCAGTCATCTTCTCCCAAAAGCTCGATGTTCACCCAAGCCCGCAAAAGTATTACACGGAATGGAAACGCCCAAACCAAACGGTCTGGGCCATCACCAAGCCGGGCTATCTGCTTGAAGGCCCCCAGGAATATCGCATTCTGTGATTGGCTCCTGACCCAGCCATAAGAACCCGCTGGAACCGCCCAGCGGGTTTCACTATATTCAGGGCAGGAGGCCACCATGCCACGCCCGAAGAAACCCCAGCCTGAAGCCGCGCCAGCCAAGCGCCCTGTTGGCCGCCCGAGCATGTACCGCCCCGAATACTGCGAGCTTGCCATTGAGATAGGAAAGCGCGGTGGCGGGCCAAACGACATCGCCTGCGAGATAGGTGTGCTGCGCGAAAACCTATACGAATGGGCCAAAGTCCACCCGGATTTTTTTACAGCTCTAAAGCAAGCCAAACAGCACGAGCAAAAGTGGTGGGAAAACAAAGGGATAGAAGGCCTGGGCGCTGACAAGTTTAACGCCATGGTCTGGAAGGTTTCCATGCAGGCCCGCTTCCGCGACGATTACACCGAGCGGAAGGTGACTGAGCTGACCGGCAAGGATGGCGGTGCCATCCAGACGGAAACCAAGATGGCCATCGACGCCTCCAAGCTTGATCCTGACGCCCGTGAGGCCCTGCGCGCGGCAGCCCTGGCAGCCCTGGACAAAGGCTAATCAGTGGCCCTCATCCGGCTCAATAACGGCGTCATCGGCGCCCAGGACATCCTGAACGAGCTTGACCGGGTTGAGTGTGAAGAGAACCTCTACGACTTCCTGATGTCGGGCTGGCAGTACATCGACCCGTCGCCCTTCACGCCCGGCTGGGTGATCGAAGCCGTTGCAGAGCATCTCCAGGCCGTCTGTGACGGCGAGATCCGCCGCCTGCTGGTGAACATCCCGCCGCGCTGCTCCAAGTCCTCCCTGACCTCCGTAGCCTTCCCTGCGTGGGTCTGGGCGCAGCGCCATCGCAGCCCCACCAGCGGCCCTGGCGTCCAATTCCTGCATGCTTCCTATGCCCAGAGCCTGAGCCTTCGCGACAGTGTAAAGTGCCGCAGGCTGATCGAGTCGCCCTGGTATCAGCGCCTCTGGGGCAGCCGCTTCAGCCTGACCGGCGACCAAAACACCAAGACCCGGTTTGACAACAGCGTGGGCGGCAGCCGCCTCTCCACCTCCGTGGGATCAGCGCTCACCGGCGAAGGCGGGTCGATCATCGTGGTGGATGATCCCAACGCTGCCCAGGAAGCCTTCTCTGAGGCCACCATCGAAGCCACCATCGAATGGTGGGACGGCGCGCTGTCCACCCGCCTGAACGATCCCAAGACCGGCGCCTTCATTGTGATCCAGCAGCGCCTGTCCGAAGAAGACCTGACCGGCCACATCCTCAGCAAAGACGCTGACAACTGGACGCACCTGTGCCTGCCCATGCGGTATGAGCCTGAGCGCTCATTCGTTACCAGCATTGGCTGGCAAGACCCGCGTGAGGAAGCCGGGGAGCTTCTGTGGCCTGAGCGCTTTGGTGAGCCCGAAGTGGCCACCCTGGAAAAGCAGATGGGTCCATGGACCGCTGCCGGGCAGCTTCAGCAGCGCCCTGAGCCCAAGGGCGGCGGGATCATCAAGCGCGACTGGTGGCAACTTTGGACCGAGGATGCCTACCCGGCCATGGACTATATCGTGGCCAGCCTGGACACGGCCTACACCACCAAGACTGAAAACGACTTCTCTGCCATGACCGTCTGGGGCGTCTTCAGCGGCGATGTCGTGGCCCAGGCCGCCAAAACCGAGGATGGCGTTGAGCGCAGCTACAGCCAACAGCACCCGCGCGTGATGCTCATGAACGCCTGGGCCGAGCGCCTAGAACTTCATGATCTTGTCGAGAAGGTGGCTTCCACCTGCCGCCGCATGCGCGTGGACAAGCTGATCATCGAAAACAAGGCTGCCGGGCATTCCGTGGCCCAGGAGCTGCGCCGCCTGTTTGGGCATGAAGACTGGGGCGTCCAGCTTCTGGACCCCAAGGGCCAGGACAAGCTGGCCCGGCTGTATTCGGTCCAGCACCTCTTTTCCGAGGGCATGGTCTATGCCCCTGATCGATCCTGGGCCGATCAGGTGATCACCCAGGTCGGCACCTTCCCCAAGGGCAAAAACGATGACCTTGTGGATACTGTCTCCCAGGCCATCAGGCATATGCGTGACCTGGGCCTACTGACCCGTGGCCCCGAATGGACCGCTGCCGTGCAGGAGAGTATGCAGCATCAGGGCGCAGGCACTGGGCCTTTGTATCCTGTCTAATCTGTTGCGACTGCGTGGCCATATGTGCAATATGGCCCGCGAGAGGGAGTGACCATGCCACTTGTCCCTGGCCTTAGCCCGTCAATCCGTGAGCCCGCCCCCGAGGCGCCTGAGCTGCCGCCCGGTGAAGAGGTCGTGATCATGGAGGCCGATGAGGCCGCCGATCAGCCGCAGACCGATGACAGCGGCAACATCCTCTCCATTGAGCATCCCGATGGCAGCATCACGGTGCGGATTGATGGCCAGCCCCTGGAGCCTGCCGGTGGGAAGAAAGAAACCGGGTGGTTTGATAACCTTGTTGATCAAATCCCACAGATGGAATTGGGCCGCATCAGCGAAGACCTGCTGCGCGGCATCCGCGATGATCTGCAAAGCCGCAGCGAATGGATTGAAGATCGCGCCACCGGCCTGAAGCTTCTTGGCCTGAAGATTGAAATCCCCAGCCTTGCTGGCGCTGCTGATGGTGCGCCGGTCGAAGGCATGTCGAAGGTGCGGCACCCGCTGTTGCTTGAAGCCGTGCTGCGCTTCCAGGCCAATGCGCGGTCTGAGCTGCTGCCCACTGATGGGCCGGTGAAGATCCGCAACGACGACAATGATCCCAGCCTGCAAGAAGATGAGCTGGCGAATGCATTGGAGCGCGATCTCAATCATTACCTGACGGCGGTGGCGACCGAGTATTACCCCGACACTGACCGCATGCTGCTGATGCTTGGCTTCGGCGGCTCCGCGTTCAAGAAGGTGTATTACTGCCCGCTGCGCAATCGTCCCGTTAGCGAAACGGTTGATGCTGATGATCTGATCGTGAACAACGGCGCGACTGATTTGCAGAATGCAAAGCGTGTCACGCACCGCACGTTTCTGAAGCCCAGCATGGTGAAGCGCCTGCAAATCTTGGGCGTGTATCAAGACACTGATCTCAGCACACCAAACCCGCACAGCCTTGATAGCCTTCAGCGTGAAGAGAAGGCGCAGGAAGGCATTTCGCCGGATGTCATGAACCCTGATGACCGGGATCGTGAAATCTATGAGTGCTACTGCGAGCTGAACATCCAGGGCTTTGAGCATACCTACAAAGGCAAAGAGACTGGCCTGGAAATTCCGTATCGCGTCACCATTGATGCATCTTCAAAGAAGATACTTTCGGTGGTGCGCAACTATGATGAAGACACTGCCGAGCTTCCTGAAGCCCGCAGTAATTTCGTCAAGTACACCTTCATGCCCGGCTTCGGCTTCTACGACATCGGGCTGCTTCATATCCTTGGCAACACGACAAACGCGGTGACGGCTGCATGGCGCGAGCTTTTGGACGCTGGGATGTACGCAAACTTTCCGGGCTTCCTGTTCGCAGACGCAGGCGCGAGGCAAAACACAAATATCTTCCGTGTGCCTCCGGGCGGCGGCGCGCTGGTGAAGACCAACGGCATGCCGATCCAGCAGGCGATCATGCCGCTGCCGTACAAGGAGCCGAGCGGCGCGCTAATGCAGCTTGTGCAGAACATCGTTGAGACTGGCCAGCGCATTGGCGGCGTGAGCGAGATGATGGTTGGCGAGGGCCGCGCTGATGCGCCGGTTGGCACCACGCTGGCGATGATTGAGCAGGCGCAGAAGATTCTGAATTCTGTCCATAAGCGCATGCATGCTGCTCAGGCGCAGGAATTCCAATTGCTGGCCGAGTGCTTCCGCGAGAACCCACAGAGCTTCTGGCAGCGCAAGCGCAAGAATGCCTATCCGTGGGATGAGCAGCGCTTCCTGCAAGCCCTGGACAATGCAGAGCTGGTGCCGCAGGCTGATCCCAATACTGCCAGCCACACGCAGCGCCTGATGAAGATCATGGCGCTGAAGCAGCTTCAGCAGGCGCAGCCGGGGCTGTACGACCCGATTGCGATTGATACGGCGGCCTTGCAGGCCATTGGCTGGAACAACCCTGAGCAATTCTTTGCGTCGCCTGACGCGCAGGGCAAGCCGCCGCCTGAGCTGCTGAAGGCGCAGGCTGAGATGCAGATTAAGAAGCAGGACGCCGACACGAAGGCTATGGAAGCCCAAGCGCGGGCGCAGAAGATGCAGGCTGACACGGCGCTGGAAGCGCAGCAGTTTGAGGCCAATCAGGCCATGCATGAGCAGCGCATGGGCTTGGATGTGTCTAAATTCCATGTGCAGACTGGCCTTGAAGAGCGGGCCATGGGGGCAAAGACCGATGAAGCTATCGCCCGTGAACGCCTACAGCTCATTGACTTGGCGCAGAACCTTGCAGTGCATCCAGAGAGCGCGCCGGTTGTGGCGCCGCTTGTGCGGCCTGCCTTCCAGGCTGTCACAGAGCGCGAGTTAGAGGAGAGGGCGCGGCGCGGTAATCTGCCGCCGCTGCCAGGGCTTGGGGGAGCGTTGCCGCAATGAACCACGATCCGCGCAAAGCTATTCGGCAGGCTATGATGATTGCGCGGCGACAGGCTGCAAATGGGGGGTTCTATGAGAATTTGGGGAGTAACTTGGCTACCCCTAGAACCTTTTATCCCTCTGACTTTTCGGCGCCTACACCCTTTCAACCGCCTGCATTTAATCCAGCGACTGATCCATCGCGGATTGTAAATGAGCGGATGAGGGCTTTGCAGGCAGGGCAAAATACCCCTCAAGATAATGCCTATCCTGATCAAGATACTGGGAGATATGGTTCTGGCGGCGGGGGCAATAGTGAAGCGCCGGGCTCGCAGGGTCCATCTGGTGCGCCCGGCACTGGGAATTTTGGGCAAGACCTTGCTGGCTTCGCACAGGCAGCAGGCCCGGCCTTGGGCGGCATGGCGATTGGCGGCATGATGGGTGGCCCTGTTGGGGCTGCAATGGGAGCAATGGCTGGCCTAGGCGCTATGGGTGCTATGGGTAGCCCTGCTTCTGATCCGAATGCCAATGCTGCTGCTGCTGCGGCTGCCACGCAATCTGATATGGACGCACAGGCGGCGGCTGATGCTGCTGCGGCTGCTGCTGACAATGCCAATTCAATGTCTGATGCTGCCACTGCTGACGCTGCTGGCCCTGGCGATGCTGGCGATGCTGGCGATGCTGGCGCTGGCGATGGCGGCGATGGTGGCGGCGATGGTGGCGGCGGCGGTGACGGAGGCGGTGGTGACGGTGGCGGCGCTGGTGAATGGCGCGGCGGCGCCATAGGCAAGGCCGAGGGTGGTTCAGCAACAGGTGGCCGGATGGACCCGCGCATACTGCCGGGGGAAAACTTTACAAATTGGTTTGGCGACAGTCATACGGTAGATAGTTCTGGAAAGCCTATAGTCCTTTATCATGGAACGGACAAAGATATTAAAGAATTTGATCAAAAAAAGATTGGGGAGACTGATCATGGTTTTTATGGGGCGGGTTATTATTTAACCGCTAGTCCAGAATCTGCTTCTGCTTATTCAAATTATAAAAGCTATGCAGCTATGAACGAAAAAGAAGTGCATCCTGGCGCAAATGTTCTTCCTGTTTATGTTCGGCTTGAAAATCCATATTATTGGCCGAAAGATCGGCAGGCTGCGACCACAAGGGAAGAAGCCCAAAAAATTACAGCAGAGCTTAAATCTAAGGGCCATGATGGCGTCATAGCGCCAAATGAATATGCTGAAGGCCCAGAAGGCAAATTCTGGGAAGTGGTCGCATTTGAACCGCATCAAATAAAATCTGCAATTGGTAATGCGGGTTCGTATGACCCAAGTAATCCCGACATAACTAAAGCCGATGGCGGTGAGATCACGCCGCCGCGCGACCTGGGGGCCGATCCCACGGTGCAGCGGGCGCTGGACATCACGCGGCAGGCGCAGCCAACTGCGCCGCAGATGGCACAGCAGGCTATTGCTCAATCACCAAAGCTTGCCTCTACCTTCCAGGCTGAAAACCGTCCCAGCGTCATTGTCTCGCCCCGCCCAGGCAAGGTCGGCGGCCCACCCGTTCAGCGTGAAGCGCCCGAAGGGATGCCAGAAGACTTCATGCAAGAGCGTGAACCCTGGTCCTTTGCGACCCCTAACATCATTGGGACCAGCCAGCCGCCACCAATTCAGCATCCGGTCTTTAATGAGCCCCGGATGGAAAAGATCACGAATGCCACCAAGCAAATATTCAAAAACAAAGACTTTCATGGGCTTGTGCGTGATTTGACCGGCCTTCAAGGGCTGACAATCAAGCCTACGGTTGGCACATGGAAGAACGA